CAAGCGCAGTTGCTACTCCAGTACCTAACCCACTAATACCAGTAGATACTGGGAGTCCAGTTGCGTTAGTGAGAGTTACAGCGGAAGGAACCCCCAAGTTAGGAGTAGTAAGAGTGGGACTTGTAGCTAGTACGTTATTCCCACTACCAGTATTAGTAACACTAACTACGTTCTTACTAGCATCTAACGCGAGTGCAGTACTCGCCGTAAGGGATGAAAAAGTAGTAGTTCCCGTAGAAGAAAGAGTAGTAAACGCGCCTGTACTTGGAGTTGTGGCCCCAATAGGTACGTTATCAAGACCCGTAATAACTACAGTGTGATTGGCATTCCAATCACTAGGAACAACACCCCCGGCAGCGGAGACTACGGGGTCGTCGGAAATACTATTTACTTTTTGATGAGTTACCGTAATAGCCATAGCATTTCCTCAGAACCAATAGAGCATACCCCCGGGAAACCGGGGGCTTAGCAAGTGCACATTAAGCAATACGGAGAATAGCGTTAGTCGAATCAGCCGTGGGGAACTGAATCGTGAAATCTCCAGCGGTAGAAGTTTTATCTCCACCAAAAGCAAGAACTGCTACAGCGCGGTTTGTCTGAGTGCTGTTATAGATCAAAGCTCCATTAGCCGTAATCGTAGCCGTGCTCCACGTAGTATCAGCAAAATCCAACCACGCCGTAGTAGAGGTAGAAGTAGGAACCTGCGATACAGTCAGAGTGTTACCACCTGCGGTATATCCGGTACCAGAAACTTCATTGGTAGTGCTATATGCAGTAGACGTAGCTCCCAAAGTAGCAGAGGAGGTATACAGCGCGATCTTAAACGTATCCGCTGCCGTAGTACCACGCGTCACTGAAGTCCCAAAAGCGTGAATTCCGTTAAGGATTTCCACTTTGAACGAGGTGCACATTGCTTGAGTAATAGGCATTTCAATCTCCTAAATAATATCTACAATTTTATCCGCGATATGCGGAAATCCCTCTTTTCGCAGTATTCCCGCGATAGTCGTCCTCTCGCTCCTCGCCACTTTCTTAAAATAAAACAAAAGAAGATGTCGAAGCTGGTCTCTAAACGCTAGAGCTTGTTCTCTAAGCGGCATAGGGGCCGTATCAGATATACTGATAATCCTATTAAGCGCCAATTCTACCCACTCATCGGGGGACATACCCCTATTTTCCGTAGTATAAATTATAGGAGTCCCGAGATTTACTTGAGAAGAATTCTGCATACACCCACCCTATTTAACCGGATAACGAACCTGCCCAGAGCGGTAAGCATCCTGACGATCCTTGCCATCCCCAAGCCCCTTCAACAAAGCTAACGCTTCATCATACCGTTTCTGGTATTGCTCAATAACGTCGGCCTCACCCTTCATGTAGACGTAAGCCTCAAGCAGGGATCCGTAGAGCAATACAGAATCAAAATGCGTACCAAGCCACGAATCCCCAGAGGTAACAATACTCTCGGGGTAATAGTAATAATGCAGCTCGGTTTGATAACTAAAATTAGGCGTAGGCCCAAGAATTAACGTATTGTAATCAAAAATAGCGTAGTACTGAGGTAATCCTTCATCAGTGGGAGAAGGAAACGCTGCTCGTATAAAATTAACATCCTTGTTCAGGATATAACTAAAATCACCACTATTATCGACTACCGCTAAAGAAAACGTAGCCAACCAATCAGGTGGCAGACACAGATACTTATTACCGGCAGTCAAATTCCCTATCACATTTTTGCGAATGGCGGGGATCTGAACCGAGTTATAAATTCTCTGCTCGGCTTGCTGAATAAATGTATCTACAGCCTCAAAAGTAGAACCCGTAGTCAACCCCGGAAAATCGTTCTCCGTATAAGATTGAATAGCTTCTACAAGTTCAGAGTAAGTCATTGACATAGTTAAGCCATACGAGTGCTAGACTTGTCGCCTTTAGTCTGAGCCTTGCCGCCACGAGTCTTCAACGTCTGTGTGTTAGCGACGTTGTTGGGGTACCCGCAGCAGCTAGGAACCGGAACCTTCTTTGGTTGCTTAGTAGTCGATTTCATTAGCGACCTCGCTGATTCATCACGCGGGCCATATTGCGTCCAACCTTACGCATATCCATACCCGTGGGACCACCGGCCTTCATCTTCTTAACGCCGTGCATACGAGCTTCATGGCCCTTAACTTCCTGCTTGGCGACTTCTCGCGGATTCATCCGTTTCATTCATTTTCTCCTGTTATCGTTACCGTACCAACTTGCCCTGATGCCACCAAATCGTTCGGAGTCATACCAAAATCATACCCCATTCCTACAGGATTCCAGCCCCATTGAATTTGGCGACTACCCATACTAGGGAATCCTAGATTATCTAACCCAGATTGAAAATAGGTATTATCTGGACGAGGATTCTTTAGCGCCTGAGGGTCTTCAACAGGATACATACCCTGCATGTTCTGCGGATGGTCCGGTTCCCAACAAGTCGGACAGACGAGAATATTCGTCTTCTTCGTCCTAATGACGAGTTCTCGAAGTTGCTTAAGTTTGTACCGCTGCCCGCATCTATCGCATTCCGCAATAGCGCGCTGGCCCGCTGCAAATTTATTGGCCATGACCGCTAGATAAACATCTCTCGCGGAACCATACGAAGAGAAGCTTTCTCACGGTCCTCTTCCATAGCGAGCTGCCAGTCCCTATCGTACATCTCTTTAAGCTGGGGAAGGCGCTCAAAAGCATTTGGCATCTTCATTGCCACGTAATACGCCAATCCAGAGACCATGCAGGGTAGAAAACGGAACGGGATATCCTGAGTATTTACCCCGTTACCGGAGTCCAGAATTCTACGGAGCCTCCAATACACAAGCTTGTATGTATTCGAGACATTAGGCACAGGCCAGACGGTTACCGTCGGATACTGCACGTCGTTACCGGGAGCGGTGGCACCACTCTGCCGGTTGATATACACCTGAATAGGCCGCCCCTGCACAGTCTTGTTAGGGAGACTGGCGTATGTAGAGACGCTGATACGGGAGATAGCGAGATCTGCCTGATTGGTAGTCCCAGCGTTGGTACGGACAACGTGTTCCAAGAGATCGACCGTATCTACTGGCAGGTCGTATGTTGCCTGCCCTTCGTTCAAATTTAGCTCACCCTGCTCCACCGTCCAGAGATTAATCCCCCGGTTAGCCCAGTCGGCGAACATAAGATTAAGGCTACGGCGTGCGCTCCTAAATTCATAACCAGTTCTCAACTCTGCGCCAGCACGTTCAAACGCCTCTTCGATAAGCTCGTTGAGGTCGAGATTAAATGCTGCGGTAGCGGTAGTAGTCATGGTTATACTCTAAAGGACCGAGTTTTCTTCGCGATGGTTTTAGGCTGCGCTACAAACTGCTTACCCGCTTTTTTACCTGCGCGCTTGGCCCTAGTAGTCGCGGCATACTCTGCCGGAGACAGAGACTTAATAGCTGCTTCAGGCAAATACCGTTCCCCAGTCTTGGACGAAGGCTTACCTGACTTGGTACGCCACTTCTGATCTCCCCAAGCCTTAAGAGATTGCTGCGGTGCTTTCATCTCAGTCCCTATACCCGCCGCCAGCCGCCTTATACTTTTTGGCAACCAACTGCGCTTTACGTGCAGACCACTGCCCAGCCTTAGTTCCGTGGGTAGCTGCGGCTTTCACTTGGGCTACGATCCGCTTTCGCAACGCGGGCTTGGTGTAATTACCAGCGGCGTTTACCCCGCCTCCACCAGAATAAAGCGCGACAGGTTCGTTCCCATCGCGCTTCTTAATACTGCGGAGCTTGGCTTTGGAGATCGCCCCCATGCCACGGCTAACTCTCATACAAAGCGGCCTTTGGTCTTACCCTTGGTCTCGCAACCGCCACCACGGACTTTGCCGCCACTCTTCATACCGCAAGCCCCGCCACTGCGCATCTTCTTTACCGCACCGCCCTTGGCGTACCGCTTCACTGCCCCGCCACGGCGCATAGGCTGGCTAGCAGGAGTAATTGGAGCCCCCATAGCCGAAGGGTTACCAATGTTGAGCAAACCGCCAGCACTGGGATAAGCCCCCATACCCGCTGCATCAGATCCTACCTGAACCAAAGGGGCGTTGTTTCCAAGCCCCGTCGATCCGTAAGAAGGGTCCGAACTTTGGTCAAAAGCGGACATAGGACTACCTGAGACGCCCCCCATGGCCATTTTTCGAACGCGCTTCTTCATTTGATCTTCCCCCTAGTACGACCCTTGGTAACGCACCCGTCAACCGAACCGCCCTTGTAATAACCCTTCACCTTACCGCCAGACTTCATCCTTGGACGCGGATTAGCTGGACGCGGAGTAGTTGGACGAGAAGCGCCGGGACGCGGCATAGGACGAGCCTTAGGAGTCCGGGCAGGACGTGAATTAGTTGGACGCGGCATAGGACGAGCCTTAGGAGTCCGAGTGGGATTAGCTGGACGCGGATTAGCCGGACGCGGCATAGGACGAGCCTTAGGAGTCCGGGCAGGACGTGAGTTAGTTGGACGTGGATTGGCGATAACACCACTTCCGTTACGGCTGCTAAGACCTCCAGAAGTAGGACGCGGATTAGCTGGACGCGGCATACGGCGATTCTTAGACGCCCCGGCAGCACTTCCTCCAACAGCGTATTTCTTGGTTTTCTTGCCCTTCATCTCCGCTTTCTCATGGGCGATCATGGACTTAGGAGCCTTCTTTTTCTTCATGAAAGCGACTTCCTTAGCCATCATTTTCTTGGACTCAGTCATGCCACCTCTCCTCATGTTCTTAGTGGCTTCATCCAACGCCTTGGTGCTCCCATAAGGATTAGCTTCAGCGGCTTCTGACCTATCGTCATCCTTGCTACGCTTCTTATCTTTAGCTTCACCGCCTCCACTCATTCCATAAGACACGCGGCTATACCGCTTGGATTGACCTTTTTCAAACATCGTAGCCATTATTTTCTCCTCGACGCTTTACGGCTTTCGCTCAATGCAATGGCTACAGCCTGTTTGGGGTTTCTAACGATCTTCTTGCTCTTGCCGCTATGGAGCTTACCTGACTTGAACTCACGCATGACGGTAGCGACTTTGGCAGGCTTGGTTTTTGTAATACCGCCGCGCTTGAATCCGAGAGTCATATCAACGGCTTCTTCTGCCGTTACGTTACGTCCTCTTAAAGCCTCTTTAGCGCGTTGTGCCTTTGCTTCGGCACGGGGATTGCCTTTTCCTGTGAACGGCATTCCCATATGCTCCATGGCCTCTTCTGTCGTAAGCTGTCCTTTCCTATTCGATTCAAGGGCTTTCGTATATTTTGAATACTTAGGAGCCTCAGACGCCGCTCTAGCAATTCTTCCAGCGGTGGCTGCCCTTCCCAAGCCAAACGGAGCAACGATAGCAAGGGCATCCTGAGCAATACCCATATTCCGCTTAGCGCGAGGAGAGGAATAGTCATCCCGTCCTCTGACCACTGGGGGCTTAACTCTAGTGGGGGTATCAAGAGGACGTGCAGCCTGACGATTCCCTTTTGAATCAAACGCTGAAAGTGGAAGAGCCCTTGGACGAGGGGCTCCGGAGCTTGCTCCCGGTACACGATTTGCCCGTGTATCTCGCTCCGAACGGGTCTCAAGAGCCTTCATTCCGCCTCCGCGCGGAGTCTTATCCCCAGTACCCGCACCAGCAACTGCATTGGGATTAACTCTTGGTCTGGGAGTCGGCGCAGCGGTTGAAGTAGGGGCTTTACGCTCCCGGAACTGAAATTTCCCTGCGGGGCTTATGACAAGTTCCATATCAGGATCTTTGAGATACTTATCCATCTGCGCCATACGCAAATCGACAGATTTACCTTTACCCATTGCAGTGGAGATACCGCCACCTTTGGCGTATTTCTTAATCATTCCGCCCTCCGCGCAATTCCAAGCCCGGAGGCTTTTGTTAATGCGACTATCAGGATCGTTCGCTGTTTTGGCGCTCGTGAGTTTGCGCTTCATACCCTTCATACGGGCACAAAAAGAATCTCGGCGAGGACCGCCTTCTGGTTGAGGGGCTTTAAGCCCCGGTTTCCCGGGGTTTGCTCGGTTATAGGCAGCGCGGCCCTTGGCATTGAGCCCCCCCTCGGGGTCTTTACCTTCAGACCGTTGCCATGCTGGAGACTTAGCCATAGAAAAGTGTAATCACTGCGGAACCGGGGAGTGTTACGTGTACGTTGGTTTCAAACAAAATACCTTCGCCGGGAACCAACATGGTGATAGGGTTGGTCCCAGATCCAGTATTAAATTGCAACTCAACTACACCGGAGGCTCCTCCGTCCCGAAGAATTACATCTCCCGCAGTAGCGCCAGAAACACAGTGATACCCTTTAATACGATACCGCCCAGTGAGAACCGTACCCGTAGCTTCGGTGTGTACTGCCTTTACATCTGTTTGCATTGCAGCAAACTCCTATTAAGCCGAAGTCGGGTTCTGAGCGCCGTTATCCATACGCTGGACGTATTCCACCGTAATTACGATGGTGCCAGCCGTCGGATTACCCGTCGTGGCGGTCAAGGTAGCCTGCAAAAGAACGTCGGTAGTGCCGATATTATCGCAGTCATCAGACTGAACGCCTGCGGAAACTGTTGCGGGGCTCACCTGACCAATCGCGGTACCGATATTGACCGACTCCAGATACTGATTGTCGTCGGCGGAATTACCGATAATGAGAGCAACCTGAGAGACGCTATTGCCGGTAATAGTGGCGGTTTTATCGACCGTAAAACGGACGATTTTAGCCCCCGCAGGTAGGGTACAAAGATCTACAGCCGTAGGCGCACTAGTCTTAGCGTTAGTAGCTGCAACGGAAACAGACTGGGCAAGGATAGCCAGACCGGTGTTACGGCCAGCGCCTTCACGGACGGTACCCGAACGAATCGGACCAGAAAAGGTAGAAAAACTCATCGAATTGTCCTCACATGCGAGTTCGGTGCGCCCATCTGCATG